AAGACAGTGCTGGAACGTACCTCGCGAATGCAAACCCGCTTGAGAACATCGAAGCGAGAACAATAGGTGATTACACTTTCTTGATAAACAGAGATAAGGTAGTAACCGCAGGGACAGCAAAGTCTCCCGCATTAGAGAGTGAAGCAATCATCTATGTGCAATTTAAAGACTATTTACAAGATACAAGAGTAAATATTAATGGAACTCAAGTTGCTTTTCATAGATCAAAAGATGGTGGTGATTCTTCTCACATCGGTTCTGTTGTACCAGATACAGTTGCAGCGAAACTTTATAGGGGTATGCAAGGAGAGTCTGGTGATACATCATCAGAAGGTATTTGGGGTGGTACTAATATCACAGAAACATATAATATAACTTTAGCCTCCAATTGTATTTATATTAGTAGGATCGATGGAGCTGACTTTACTATTGAAGTCAGAGATGATGTTGATGGGGCCAATGCAGTAGCCCTATACAAAGAGGTTGAAAAAACAACCTTACTTCCGAATAAAGCACCATCTGATTTTAGGATCAAGATAAGCCCTCCTGGTGGTAACACTACTGGTAATGCTGCGTTCTGGCTTAAGGCTACTACTACAACAGGAAGTTCTGGTAATACACTAACTTGGGAGGAGACTGTAGAGCCTGATCTAACTTTAGGTATGGATTTGGCAACTATGCCTCATGTCTTAGTGAGAGAGAGTGTTACCAACGGGGTAGCTACATTCACATTAAGACAAGGAGAGTGGGAAAATAGGGAAGTTGGTGATGATAGAACTAATCCCCTACCTTCTTTTATCGGTGAGGAAATAAGATCTATGGGTATTATGCAGAATAGATTATATCTCACAGCAGGAGAAGCTGTTATCATGACAAGATCCGGTAGGTTCTTCAATTTCTTTAGGGCTACGGCTCAAGCTTCACTTGACACTGACCCTATTGACATCTATGCAGACTCAGAACAGATCAACTACCTGAACGCATCGGTTGGATTTGATGGCGATCTTGTCTTCTTCTCTAAAGCTGCTCAGTTCCTACTCCCAGGAGATAAACAGCTAACGGCTGCAAACGCTGTCTTGAGAAAGACTACTGACTTTGAAACCCTAATGTCAGTCAAGCCTGTTGCATCTGGTGATAACATCTTCTTTGCTTTTAACTATGGACAGTATACCGGAGTTCGTGAATACTTCACTGACTCTGTAACTGATACTAAGAGAGCAAGGCCAGTGACAGACCATGCCAAAGAGTACATTGAAGGTCAGCCCAATATCATGGTAACTTCTTCTAACTTGAACATGCTGTTGATCAAAGCTGATGCTGATAATGTGGTCTATTCATATGACTGGTTATGGCAAGGTGCTGAGAAAGCTCAGTCAGCCTGGGGGAAGATCAAGCTATCTGATGACTGCAAGATCTGGCACATGTCTTTTGTTGATGAAAAGCTCAGGGTTGTAGTTGAGCGTAATGGTTCTTCTGTTGAGTGCGAGACCGTTGACTTAGGAGATGCAGACTCAGAAGGTCTCTCTTTCCCGGTAAGGCTTGATAGGATGCAGACTATCACGTTCACATGGGATGCTGTCAATGAAGTTTGGAGAACTCCTGATGCCCTTCCGAATGAATCCATTGATGATATCAAGATAGTCAGGTCAACTAATTGTTACGAGGCAGAGAAAGGAACTCTTGTCAACTTTGAGAGGGTTGGTGGTGAGCTTCTGTCCTATGATGACCTGTCAGACCAAAGCACCTGCAACGGTATAATCGGGATCAAGTTCACTTGCAAGTATATCCCGACCAACCCTGTAGTCAAGGATCAGAACCAACAGGCAATGAACCTGGACAAGCTGACAGTCGGAGCTTACTACATAAACTATAACACATCTGGTGACATCATCGCACAGGTGATAGATCTTCATGGCAATATAAGAGAGTCAACTTATGGGAACAGAACCCTTGGCGGTCCTGAGAACATAATTGGATTTGCTACCTTGGTTGAAGGTCAACACCGGATACCTATCAGAAAGCGGTCTGACAAGTACACCCTCACGTTAATCACCGAGAGTCATATACCCTTTGCGGTTCGTGACTTCTCCTTTAACGGCAACCTTAATAAAAGAGGACAGAGAATCTAATGGCTATTGGAACTACTGGGGCTGTGATCATAGCTAGTATTACCGCCGCCGCTTCTGCGGCTGGTAGTTACATGCAGACTAAAGCACAGAAAGAAGCACAAGAAGAATATAATAAGCAGTTAGAGAAACAAGCAATCGAGTCCTACACTGAGTTGGATAAGCAGGAAGCTGATGCTATTGAGGCAAGTCACAAGGAATCACTCCAAGCTCAGAGAGAGTACATGCAAGCAAGAAGCTCTGTCGAGCTTCAAGCTGCTGCTTCCGGGACATATGGTCAGTCTATTGACCTGGCGATTGAAGATCTCAACACTGGACTCGGTCAGCGTATGGCTGACATAACAACCCGAAGGGAGATGCAACTGGATAATATTGACACTCAAGCAAAGAACATTGCCAACCAGGCTAAAGGCTCAAGTGATTACACAGTCACGCCACCGGCTTGGTACTCAGCAACTATGACAGGCTTGAGTACATTCAAGAGAACTTATGGTACTGCGGTAGCAGTAGACAAGGCATTTTCTGAGGGTGCTGAAGCAAATGAATAAGGAGGTTAAATGGCGAAACCCACAGAAAGAGAAAGAGTAGCAAATCCTTTTAGCATGGGTCCGTCACCTGTAAGCAAGCTTGGGAGACTGATGGAAGGACCTGTCCGTCTTCCCAGGTCAGCTTTCGAGAAGCAGAACGAGGGTACAGCTATGGTTGATGCCCTCGTCAGTTTTGCTGGAACAGGTGCCGACCTATACACACAGCACATGAATAAGAAGATCGAAGAAGATAAGGTCGTCCAGACAGGGTTAGCTGTAGCCGGGGCAAGACCAACCGATGATGCTACTGTTGCTGGATACAGGACTCATGCTGCTGTGTCGCTTAAAGGAGAGATGTTAGCAACCCAGGCGAGATTAAACGAGCTTGCCAAACAAGGACTTGATGATGAACAATGGGACAAAGCAGTAAGGGATGAGTATAGGAGAGTTGACAAGTACATGCTTGATAACTATCACAACTACACCACTGACAAAGATATGCAGAAGTTGGTCCCTCTATCATTCCGTGAAGCAATGCCTCAGATAACAGCCCAACGGGAAGCTGACAAGATTGACCGTGAAATTGAATCAAGGGTGAATGACGCATCTGATGCCCTTATAAACATCTCAACTATAGATGCACAAACGGGACAGCAAGTACCGCCTGAACAGTTTGCCAATTCGGTTGACAAGATCATCAGTGGATTGCAGTTAACCTCAAGTCAGAAGGATAAAGTTCTTGAGAATGCAATCATTACTTCCAAATCTCAGAAGCTACTTGATGCGTCTAAGACTTGGAGCGGCGATCGAAAGACTTCTTTGTTTGAAAGAAGTGCAAAGCTCCAGACGATGCAAGAGACTTTGGAGAACGAGAGAATAAGTAATGAAGCTGTGTCTATGGCATCAGAGCTTAACGGGTACAAGACTCAGATCTTGAACGGTGACATCTCAATTGAAGAAGGCTTGAGGATAGTCGATAAGAGAAACAAAGAACTGAATGGCAAGTTTGCCACTAAGGGTTGGGTCTCTGACTTGTGGAATCAATATAACAAGGCAGTTGCCTCAAGGACCAGAGGTAAGAAGATCAAGGAGATTCTTGCTGACCAGAGCGTGACTGACTCAGGCTTCGCCAAACCAAAAGAGAGACAGGCAGGTTACAAGGGCATCTATGCTGATCTGGTCAAGGCAGCACAAGATGAAGCCAAAGGGATGCCTCAAGCTGAGCAAGCTGCGTTCCTTCAAAAGAAAGTATCTTCTGCTGTTGCTGAAGTCTCAGACATGGCTGTAACTAAGGACGATGTTGTGAATCCGTTTGTCAGTGTACTTGCTAATCTTGCATCTTCCAATGTTGCTGCTCGTCAGCAGACAGGAGAGAAAGGAGAACTGACTCTGGATGGAACAACCAAGCAAGCTATCCAGATCCTTGACGCTATGCCACCGATGGCTAAGTATAAGCACCTTGAGGCTGTTGGAGGTAAGGAAGCTCATACCATCAAGGCATTCATGGCATACCGAGACCGTGGCATCCCTGAACCTCAAGCACTGGCAATGGCTCAGTCCTTCATGACGAACCCGTTCTTGATAGATAACAAGAGGATCACCAAGGGAGTTGAAGATGTCAGAGATAACTTGGAGTTCTTATGGAATCCTGACTTCGATGACAATCAAGCTGCTTATCTTGAATCTGAAATCAGGAATCAAGTTGCTCTGTCACCGGAACCTGATGATGATAGCAATGTTGACTTGGTGACTGAGTACTTCAAGAAAGGCTGGACAACTGCTGGACACTTGAGACTCAAGGGAAGCCCAGGATACTTGAGCAAAGAGACAGGACTGAATGCTGATAAGCTGGAAACAGCCATGAAAGGTGTAGTCTGGTCTCAGCGTAAAATATGGGAACCTCAGTTGCAAGCTCTTGGGCTTGATGAGGAAGATGTATTCCCGATAACTGACCCGAAGCGTGGCACCGTTCAGATCATTGCAAGAAGCAAAGCCACAAATGCTAACGTCTATCTTGGCAAACCTATGCCTCTGTCTGATGTGAAGAAGTATGCAGCACAGTATAAGGTAAACCAGGAGAAGCTGGCTCAGAAGGCAAGAGAAGAAAGTTGGGCTATTAATCAAGGAGGTATTCTATATGATAAACGATATCCTAAACTCAGTAAGTAGCTTCCTAACAGGAGGCGGAGACCCTAAAACAATAAGGAGTAGTATTCTTGACGCATTACCTACAGACGACATACAAGAGCAGGACACCATGGACGCAAGACCTGTTGAAGATCCTGGGCTTAAGCAACCTATGTTACAAGAGGTCGTCAAGTTCAATCAACCAGAGAGGTTTGAAGTTCCTGACTTTGAAGATGCAGAAGAGGCTGACCAGCCTTTACAGTCTTTCTTCGCAGTTGATACCAGACCCAACTCAGTTATTAAAGCTGAGCGTGATCGTCAGCTTGCTGATGCTGGCATTGCTGAGCAGGACATTGTGGAAGACAGGCTTGGGGTGACTTCATCCAGGGGTCAGGCAATGGCCTCATATATTGATAGTATCAAGAAGCATGAGAACCCAACTAAGAAGGGCTTTGTTACTCAAGGAGGGACAGGCAAGTTCATGATGTTCAAATCCATTGAAGAGGCAAAGGTTCCCGGTCTATCCGAGTATGAGATAGGTTACGGGATCAAGGTCAAGAATGACTGGCTCTCTGATGATAGAAGCAAATGGCCTTTGATTGACGGTGTTCGTGTCAATGTCAGAGAGGGCTTGACTGTCCCGCAGGTTGACACACTTCTTGAAATGAGGGCCGGGAAGGATAGGGCCGTTGCATCTTCTCTACTCTCCAAGTGGTCTACTATGACCGAAGAAGAGAAGGTTGGATGGCAAGACCTGACTTACAATGGAGGCTCAAAGGCAATCAGAATCAATAAGAATGCCAGGGCCGCTGCCAACAAAGGCTATACCATGGAAGGTCTGGTCAAGGTGTTTGACTACATCAGGGCTGGCAAGAGAAGATATCGTGGCTTGCTCAAGCGTAGGCTGAACGTGTATAATAAAGCTGCCCTTTCAGTAACAGGTGCGCCTGTTGTTGAAGAATATAAGTGGAGTGAAGATTCCGTCATGGTCAAGTTTAGTTCTGAAATAAGAAGCGAGAAGTTCAGCAAGAAATTCAGAGACAAGATCAATAATAACGGAGGTTGGTATAAAGTCCCGACCAAAGGCGAGGGTAAAGAGAAACTCGTCAAGGTGGACGAAAACTTTCAATTTGCATAAGGAGGTAATTTGACAGACTACTATGACAACATAGGGAACAGTGAGCGACCCGTTGCTGCTGATGTCCAGTTCTTAGTTGATCAGAGTAGGGAGAAAGATACGGACTTCCTCGGAGCTGCTTTCGAGGAAGCCATGTCTCCCTTCGCTATGAAGAGAATTTATGACAGGAGATCATCTCAGTTTCAAGCAGACTCCGAGTGGGTTATACCCAAGGAGGCACAAGCTGACCTTGACTTAAACTATAACATAAAAGAAACAGACTATCTTAAGGAAGCAAACTCAGAAGCAGAGTTCCTTGCAAGGAAGAGATTCATCCAAGAAGACAGAGATCGTCAGATGGCAATAGGACGGGCCGGAGGTAAGGGAATCCTGGCTAGCATGGCCTTCTCTCTCTTTGATCCTGTTGGCATTCTTGCCGGTGCTATCACTGGCGGTATAGGTTGGGGTTCGAAAGCAACTGGACTGGCAAAGGCTGCACGGGTTGGGCTTATGTCCGGTCTTGAGAATGCAGCAGTTGAAGCTATACTGATGCAAGGTAACACCCAATCCCACGCATCTGATATTGTTGGTGCATTCGCTGGTGGTGCTGTCATTGGTGGGGCTATGTCCCCTTTGTTCCGTGCAAGAAAGCCAAATGCAGCTAAGCTCGTTGATGATGCTGACTCAGCAATCAGAGCAGATGCGGAGACCTTCATTTCTGGTGAAGCTATAAAGGGATTTGATCATCCTGAATCTGGCTTTGATATGCCAAAGATAAGAAGGCATATTAACACAAGGACCATTGAACTTAAGAGAGCTTATGATGCTGGTGCTGCTTGGTCGAACAAGAAGATCGGTCAGGTTAAGAAACGCATCAAAGCCCTTGAAGGTGAAGTCTTAGCCGAAGAGACCAACATGCGTAATGCTCAAGCATCTGTTGAGGTACATCGAAACAAGGTAATGGATGAGCAGAAAGCTTTCATTGAGAAGGCAGCACCTAAACGTGAAGCAATCAGAGCCGAGTATGGTGAAAAGATTGCCAAGCAGCAGGAACGTATCAAGAAGATTGAAGCGAACCTTGCCAAGAAGGATACTCCGAAGCAACAGGCAAAACTCTGGAAAGCAGAAGAACGCTTAAGAGAGTTGGCATCTGAGCAGACTCAGAAACTCAGGGAGGTTGAAATCAAACTGAAAGGAAGAGTCAACGCAGCAGAGTTCAAGTTGAGACAGAGAATGAACAAACTTGCCAGAGCAACAATAGAACGGAGAGATGCTCTCACGAACCAGCTTATGCAGGACCGGACCAACCTTCAACTGGCTTATAAGTCAAGAAAGGCTGGAAAGGAACTTAAGCTCTGGAACAACATGACTGATGAGCAGAAGATGAGACAGATCTTCGGTGATAACCTCCCAACCAAAGAGGGTGAAGTTGCCAGACAGATCAGAGGTTTCAGTGCCATTGATCCAGAAGCAAGAGTTTCTATATCAGAGACCGTTGGTGTTGAGAGATCCCCTGATGGTGTCGAAGCTTCAACAGTTGAGTCTCAGAAGGTACAACCTGTTGGATCAGTTGGTGCTGCTCAAGCTGGCTTCCGTCCTTTGCATCGTCTCTATGATATCTCCAAAGATGCACAAGAGATGCTGTCTCGGTTTGCCTGGGATGGTGGTAAGGTGCCTGATGATCTTCGTGGTCGTAGGATCTTACCCAAGTTCACAAGGAACCTACAGTCTATTCAGACGAGATTATCGAACTCAGATAACATGGTAGTTCGTGGTCTTGCTTACCATCTCTTTGAAGCTCCACAGGGTGGATCTGCTAACCCGAATGGAACTGCTGCACTGATGTCAGACCTCTACAGCAAACAGTTCAGGTCAGCAATGCGTGGTAGACTCAAGGATGGCATGGACACTTGGCGCAAGAACC